CAACATTGTCACAATGTCACAAGTGGGCAAAGGCTCTTGATTTGTGACATCACTTAGGGGTACGCTGCGTGCAGCGTCCCCCGTATGTCACAACAAGAAGCGGCGATTTTCGTCACTAAAAACGAGGGAACGAAATGCAATCTGTAACACTACCCTACCCGCCATCCGCTAACCGATACTGGCGCATCTTCCGAGGCCGGGCAGTCCACTCCAAAGCAGCCACCGACTACAAGAAAGCCATCCGATCTATGGTGGAGTCAGAGCCAACCGATGAGCCGGTACAGTTGGCCGTTATCTTGCATCCAAAACAGAACAAAGACAGCTCCGAGTGCAAGACCATCATCGACCTGGATAACTGCCTGAAGGTGGCGCTCGATGCACTACAGGGCGTGGCGTACCTGAATGACAAGCAGGTCCGAAAGATAACGGCCGAATATGGCGACCCGTTACCCGATGGCGGGCTTACCGTAACTGTATCCCCCATTACCATGGTAGTTGACACGGACAACCTGTAAGCTATCCTTACAACATGACTCCCTGCCATGGATGGCACCCTAGAGAGGCCACAAGTCAGCCGCCTATCCCGAAAACTTCGGGGCTTCCAGAAAAGCTAGGCGGTTGAGCTTGTGGTTATGTGCAGCGGTACTGAGGCACAGGCGCAACGGCAACGTATAGGCAACACTGGCAGTAGATGGGCTGGCAACCCTGTCACTACGATAGCCAGTCGCGTACACGCAGTCTATGGTGGCGGCCCGATTGCCAATCGGATGACCGACCTAAAGCCGGGGCCACATGACAGCCGGGAAAGACCGGCCACCACAACAAAACCGGGCAAGCCTCTCAACGATGCTCAAACCGCCCGGTTACTTATACTTCAGCCACCAGGTGAACATCGGCCCTGGTGGTTTTGCCCGTACCACCGGGCTTTTTTATTGTTTTCCACATGGATTCAGCCGTGGTATCATGTGCCAAACCTATGCGGAGTCCGCACATGGAAAACCAGACCGAAAAAGAGTATAAACCGCGCGCGCGTAAAGTGCCTGGCGGGGAATCCATTGTTACTGCCGACGACTCCAAGCCACATGAGCCTATCGTCCTGCGAGAAATCAAAGAGGACATTCCCAAGGCTCCGAAGTGGGTACTTACTGAATCAGGTTGGGAGATGCAGTAATGGCAAGGTCACTTCTTCAAGCGGCAATGGATGGCGATTTTGCTGAAGGCCCTGTAACTAGCGCAACCATTACGGCACCAGCTATTGCCGAGTCAAAGTCAAAGGCAAAGGGACTTAAAATAATGTCCTTTGATGAATTTGCGCGCGGAAAAAATACGCTCGAAGTAAACCTGGCTTATCGCGATTATCTGAATGAGTCTTATCGGTCTGGACAGGTTGAGGATGTAGGCTCCCTCGAACAGATCAAGAAGCTGATGACCGAGAGCTTCGGGGCATACCCAATTCCTGGACTTGTCGAGGATGTTGGCAGAGACATTGCCGCCGCAAGAGGCGGTAAGCGTTCGGTTCGTGAACGGCAGGCAAGTCGGCTAGCCGGGATGGTCGGTCAAGTTGCTCCGCGAACCAAGCAGCAAACAGCATCACTTCTGTCATCGTCTCAGGCAGCGCCTGCCACTCTATTGGGGTAACCATGGTAGACGCCTATCTGAAACGACTGGAATCACTCAAGGCAGAATCACTGCCGTACCAGAATACGTGGCGGGATTGCGCTCGTTACGTTGACCCATTGCAGACGGCTGGGTTACAGCAGGGAACCATACTTGACGGGGCGTCTAACCTTAGCCAATCCAATGCCGACAAGTTCCGCATCTACGACAATACGGCAGCAGATGCACTTTGGGACTTGGCCAATGCCAAGGTGTCAGGTCTGGTTCCCGCTAATATGCGCTGGTTCGACATGGACGTTCAGGGTGAGCCTGAATTCCGCCACGCTTGGCTAGACGATACCGCTGACCAGATGTGGCGCGAGATTCACGCAAGCAATTTCGACGCCATCAGCCCGTCCCTGTTCTATGCCTCTGACGTAGTGGGGCAGACGGCTGCCTTTATCGACTTTGACGAGGAGAAGCAGCAACTTTACTTTGAGCACTGGCACCTTGGCGGCCTGTACTTCGCTGCATCCAGGTTCGGGGATACTATTGACACAGTGTACCGAGAATTCCAGATGACGGCGGAGCAGCTTGTCAGCCGCTATCCTGATGGCGTCTCGGCTGATACCCGCAAGATTGCCCAAGAAATGCCGGGAAAGATGATTGACGTATGTCATGCAATCCAGCCTCGCAAGGGTGGGGTTTATGGCGGGCCGTCTGATAACAAGCCGATCCAGTCAATCATCATCGAGAAGGCTACTCGCCATGTTGTGCAGGACATGGGCTATGACGAAATGCCAGTCATCGTCCTGCGTGGGCACAAGATCATCCCGAACAGCCAATACAGCGTCGGGTCGGTTTATGACGCACTGGGCGACATCAAGACCCTGAATGACGTGGTACGCCAGCAGTTGCAGGCAGCGGAGATGCAGATCGGCGGCATGTGGTATGCCGTTCACGATGGGGTGATGAATCCAGCAACCGTCCAGATTGGCCCGCGCAAGGTAGTTATGCTGGCCGACAAGAACAACTTCGGCAGGCTTGATGCGCCTGGCAATCCTAATGTGGCATTCTCCGAAATCGAGACACTGCGCGCCCAAGTGCGGCGCACCTTGAAGTCTGATAGGCTGGCTGTCCCGCAACAGCCGGGGATGACCGCAACTGAAGTATCAGTACGCATGGAGCTACTGCGTAATCAGATTGCTCCGATGTTCGGGCGGTTGCAAGCCGACTTTCTTACTCCGCTGATTACTCGTTGCTTTGGCCTGCTATCGCGGGCAGGATTGCTGCCTCCTCCGCCCGAGGAATTGCAGGACGCAACCCTCACCATCCGATACGTTTCCCCGTTAGCACGCTCTCAGCGGGTGGGTGAGGTGCAAGCAATGGACAGGTTCGAGGCCGGATTGGCTGCACTGAGCCAGGTTAAGCCGGAGTTGATGGACGTTTACGATTGGGACGGCGCGCAGAGGGAGAAGTCATGGAACCTTGGCGTTCCTCAGAAGTTCATCGTATCGCCAGAGAAGGTTAAACAGATGCGCCAGCAACGCCAGCAGGCCATGCAAGAGGCGCAGGCCCAACAAGAACAGGCCGCCATCGTTGAGAAGGCTGCCCCTGCGATGATGAAGCAATGACACCAAACGACCGCATTGACCTGTATAAGCGAGTTTTCATCCATAACCCGGATGGTGCGCGCATTCTTGAGGACTTGTCATCCCTGTTCTATGACTGCGAGGTGTTCGTGCCGGGTCAGGATGGGGTGACACAAACCGCATTCAATGCAGGCCGCCGCAAGGTTGTCGGCTTTATCATCAGCGTCCTAGCTTCCCAACAGACCATGGAGTCTACCAATGACTGAGCCAGTCGAGACAACCCCGGCAGTAGCCGAGGCCGCGACGCAGCCAGAAACCCTGCTTGCAGGAACTGAAACAACCGCAACACCTACAACAACATATGGCGACTGGCGCGACGAGGTGCCGGCTAAGTTCATCAAGGATGGCGAGGTCGATCACGCCAACCTGGTGAAGTCTTACCGCCATCTTGAAACAAAGATGAGGGCAGGCGATGCGCCTCCAGAGGCTCCTGACAAGTATGAGTTCAAAGCACCGGAAGGCGTAGAGCTTACCGATGACATGAAGGCCGACATTGAGCAGCACAAGGCCCGCGCCCATGAGCTTGGTCTTAATCAGAAGCAGTTTGAGGAATACACCGCCGACCTGTACGAGCTGGCCGGGGAGCTTCATGCCAAGTACGAGCCAACCATGGAGAAAACCGAAGCCGCCCTGAAAGAAGCATGGAAGGGCGACTACGATAAAAACCTGGAGCTTGCAAAGAAAGCCTTCTCGCGTTATGGTAGCGAGGCGGAGATTGCAGAAGTTGGCAACAATCCAGCGGCACTTAGGATGCTTGCCAAGATTGGTGCAGAACTCCGCGAGGATTCGAGGCCGGCGCATGGTCAGGCAGTGAATGAGAGTCTTGCACAGTTGAGGGCAGACCCTGATTACACTAACCCGCATTCCCCGCGCTATCGCATCCTGCAAGACAAGGTGCTGGAACTGACCCGCCAGCGCCTTGGTAACTGACTAAGAGCCTCCGCGAACGCGGCGACAACTCCGAGGCAGTTTGAGAAAGGGCTATTTTTCTTAAACGTTTTGGAGCATGACCATGAGCTACTCTGTAGATCAGGCGTTTGTTACCAAGTTTGCGGAGGACTTCCACCTGCTCGCAAGCCAGACCGTTTCTCGTCTGGAAATGCTGGTGAACCGCCGCCCTGGTAATATCGTTGGTGAAGCCTTCACCATTGAAACCCTCGGCACCACCGAGGCCGACGTCAACCGCGCCCGTCACAGCGACCTGACCTATGCCAACATGGCACACGTCCGTCGCTATGCTGATATGCGCAACATCGACAAGGCTGAACTGGTAGATTCCATGGATAAGCTGAAGTTGCTGGCTGACCCCATGAACGCCTACAGCCGTCAACTGATTGCTGCCGTGAACCGCCAGAAGGACAAGGCCATCATTGATGCTGCCCTGAACCCTGTGCGCACCGCGTCCGGCAAAAGCGCCCTGCCTGCTTCGTCCATCATCGCTCCGGCTGCAACTGGCCTGACGCTCGCCAAGATCATCCAGACCAAGGGACTGCTTGACGCCTCTGAAATGGACGATAGCGATTTCTTCCGTCGCACCGGCCAGCACCAGAACCAGAACGACCCGTACGGACTGAGCAACACCCCGTCCTACGTCCTCGTTGTTGGCAACCAGCAGATTCAGAACCTGCTGAATGACAGCACCGTGCGTGACGTGGACTACAACAGCGTGAAGGCGCTGGTAACCGGCTCTCTGAATACCTACATGGGCTTCAAGATCATCCGTGTTGCCGATAGTCTGCTGCCGAAGTCTGGCACTGACCGCTACGCTTTCGCGTTTGCTCCGCGCGCCATCAACTACGGCATTGGTCTGGATACTGCGGCTTCCGTGGACTATCTGGCCCACAAGGACGCTTGGCAGATTCTGGCCAAGGCTTCCGTTGGTGCCGGTCGTGCTGAAGATGCTGGCGTTATCCGCATCGACTGCGTCGAATCGTAATAGGAGGATTAAGACATGGCTACTGTATATGTGAATGACGGTCTGAACCCCTCCGCGCAGACTCCGGGCAACCGCCTTGAGTCTTACGACCTGGGCGGGAAAATCCGCATGGCCACACTGAAGTACACCGCGCCTGCCACTGGCATGCCGCAGATTGCTGACGTGCTGGTCTGGATTCCCAACCTGCCGAAGGGTGCGCGCATCATCCCGAACATGACCAAGCTGTACTGGTCTGCTGGTACTGCGTCGTCCACCCTGACGCTTGGCGACAGCGCAACCGCAAACCGCTACCTGACTGCAACCGCTATCACCTCGGCAGGCTCTGCCGTCGCTGAAACGGGCGCGGCCAATGGCGCTACCTACGTGACGGGAACGAACAGTGGCGACACTGTCCTGACCTCTACCGTGGCTGGCGCTCAAATCGCTGCAAGTCAGGTCATCACCCTGTGTGTTGCATACGTGCAGGACTGATGCAAGTGCTGTAGAATAAGGGGGAGCTTCGGCTCCCCTTTTTCTTAGGAGGCACCAATGACAAGCAAGGTTTCAATTTGCAATACGGCCCTGATTGCCTTGGGTGACTCTCCCATTGCAGCATTCCCGCCGACCGAAACAACCACCCGCGCCAAGCAATGCGCCAACATCTATGATGATGTGCGTGATTCTGTACTCCGCGCTCATCCATGGTCATGCGCAAAGAAGCGCGTGATTCTCTCGCCAGACGTTTCCGCTCCCGCCTTCGGCTATTCGTATCAGTTCACGCTGCCGGCAGACTGCCTGCGTGTGCTGTCGATAACTGAGGACGGCCAGCCCGAGGACTTCCGTATTGAGTCGGGCAAGCTGCTCTGCAATACCGCAGCCGTCTATCTGTCGTACATCTGGCAGAATGATGAGCCTGCAAGCTATGACGCGCTGCTTATCGCGGCTATGTCATGGGCTATTGGCTCGCGTCTGTGCTACGCCATTCCAAATAGCGCCAGCCTGATGCAGATGTTCGAGGGTAAGTATCAGCAAGCCCTGCTTGATGCCAAGGCTATCAATGCTCAAGAGTATCCGTTCCCTCCGATGCCTGAGGGCAGTTTTATCTTGTCGAGGGCTATCGGATGAAGGTTAAAGCCGTACAGACTTCGTTTGTTGGTGGCGAGATTGGCCCCGAGCTGTACGGGCGCTTTGACCTGCCGTTCTATCCAAACAGCGTAAAGACTGCCATTAACTGCCACTCAGTTGTGCAGGGTGGGATTGTGGCAGCGCCAGGCACTGAGTACCTGATTGACACGTTTGTCCAGGCTGATGAGAACAGGCTGATTCCTTTTGTGCATGACTCGAAAAATTCGTATTTGCTTGAGCTTTCAAACATCGGAATCCGTGTATTCAAGGATGGCACGTTTCTGTGGGGCAGCACTCTGCCATCCGGCTTGTCTGGCGATTACTCCAAGATCGCCTACACGCAGCAGGATAACTTCCTGATTATTTGGCGCACTGATGGTAAGGGAATATTCAGGTTCAACCGCGTCATTGATGACGGTGTGACGTTCGTATTCAGCATTACTCCATTCGTCTTTCAGGTTCCGCCTATTGATGAAGTGGGAGAAACCAGATTCAACACCACGTTTAGTTTGACGGTGACGACACTGGCCAGTGGTGCGGATGCTTTCTTGGATAATGATGTTGGTCGTCAGGTTAAGTTTTACGACGGATTGCTTCTGATTACAGGATTCACATCGGCAACATCAGTAACAGTATCAGTTCTTACTTCCCCGTCGATTACATCTATAACTGCAAGTAGCACCGATTTTGTATTACTGGATTCTCCACAGGGAAAGGTTACGCCTAGCGGAGACACAGTTGTAGGAGGAATAGTTACATTAACAACCGTAAGCAACACATGGAAGAATAATGCACAGATGACACATATTGGGATGTTTGTTGAGATCAGTGACGGATTCATTGAGATCACAGCAGTATCGTCTCCAACAGTTGCAACTGGCATTTGCCGCAAGACACTGTCGTCTGCGTCGGCTGCATTCGCTGGTGGCTGGCGCATTATGCAGCCAATTATATCTACTGTGTATGCAGCGACTCCAGGCCCAGGAAAGATTATTGATAACTTCAAGGCGGCCTGCTCATTTGAGGGGCGTTTGGTTTTTGGTGGGACGAGCAGATACCCGAACAGGCTATGCATGTCTGTTTCAGGGCAATATACAAGTTTTGCCACTGGCGAGAATGACGCCGATGCTATCAGCCGTGACCTTGACGGCTATGACCAGATTTTGCATTTGGTGCCGTCTAACAGGCTGTACGTGTTCACGTATGACAGTGAATATGCTGTGGCAGGTAGCGATAACGGCCCGGTCACTCCGCTGTCTATCGTTGCCCGAGCTTATACCTCCTACGGAGCGAAAGAAGGCGTTTCTCCTATCCGCGTAGGTAAAGACGTGGTTATGGTACAGCGCATTGGGCAGCGCATCCGTGGATATTCGTATCAGTTCAGCAATGATGACTTTGAGGCTCCTGACTTCACCATTCGCCATCCGACAATTACCGAGTCTGGTGTTGTCCGTCTGGCGTACTCTGACGCCCCCTATCAGGTTATGTGGATGCTGCTAGGTGATGGAACGTGTGCCTTGATGTGCGTTGACAAGGCATCAGGGACATATGCCTGGTCTAGGTTCGAGACTGACGGCCTGATTCACGATATCACCAGTGTGCCTGAGACTACTGGCGATGCCATCTACATGATTGTTGAGCGCACAATTGACGGTGTGGCGACCTTCATGATCGAGCGGGCCGACTACGCATACAACACCCATTGCGGCATCAAGGCAACTGGTGTTCCGTCTGATACCTGGGCGGCGGCACACCTTGAGGGCGAGACTGTAGACGTGCTGGCTGATGACGTGCCGATGAATCAGGTTACTGTCACTGCCGGCAATATCACACTTCCTCGGGATGCGGAGGCTGTAGAAATCGGGCTGCCGTTCACCTCAACCATTACCCTATTGCCCATCGAGCTTAGCCTGCAAGACGGCTCAATCATGGGGAGCAAGGCACAGCTTTCGGCTGTTATGCTCCGACTTGTTCGGACTCGCGGGCT